AGCTGTACCTAATAAGGCGCCTGCAAAACTTGACCATTGATTTTTTTCTGATCTAACTCTTTGATATCCAAATCTTCTGTCTGGCGTCCATCTTTTATCTGCTTTAGGTTTTATTATTGTAAATACAATAGGTGGCACTGCTGTAAAAGCTAAAGATGAAAATTTTGGATTTCTAGTTAAACCTCTTGTATTGTAATATGTATAAAAATATGAACTAAAAAAGCCAGTTGCAAATGGTAATCCGGGCATATGTTTTTTATAACCTAATGTTCTTCCTTTTATATACTCATCCATTTCTGCTAATGGAACACCGGTATAATGTTCTTGATATAATATTGACAATTTTTCGTCTCGTTTATAACTATATACAAAATCAATTGGAATATCTTTGATTATATCTCCTTTTTGATACAATATCATGATATCGTCTTTGTAAACAATATTACCAGTTATTGGTTTCTCTTCATATCTAAAAATAGTATCTTGCGGAAAAATATTTGCAGAATAAAATAATATAAATAAAATGATGTTTTTCATATGTTACCTAATTTAAACGTAACAATAGAAACTCATATGACTTATTCAATAATAAATATTTTTGAACAGTAAAAATGGGAGCCAAAACTCCCATTATTTTTATAAAAATTTTAAAATTCTAATACTGCGTAATCATATTTCAATGTTAATTCAATTTGAACTGAATCTTCTGTTGCCCAATCCATTTGTCCAAAATTTGAATCTGCTATGAATGCTCCTTTTAACAACCATTCTTCAATTATTTCTCCGGTTGGTGAAAGTGAATTAAATCTAATATCTTTTTTATATTGAGTGCTATATCCATCTCTACCTGTTAATGACTCATGATGCAATCTTACCCATTCCATTACTGCTTGCGCACCTGAAGGAACAATTGGATCATATAATGTAATTGATACATCTTGCCATCTTGTTTTACCTTTTAATTTTCTTTCAACATTAATATGATCTAAAACAATTTCTCCATTTGTTAGTGACGGTCTTGCTGCAGCTTTTATTATATATGTTGGAATATCTCCGATATACATGATAAATCGATTGGTATACTTTGGTTCCCAATCAAACGCTCTATCAAATAATTCGTTTTGACCTATTCCTGGTAATTCTTGTTCTAATGCCATTTTTTATCCTATTTCTTTTATATAAATATTCATTTCTTAAATTTTATTCTGGAAATGAAGCACCAGTTGGTTGAATATTAAAGTCTAACACTATAAATTCTGCAGTTCTGGTTGGTTGTAAAAATATTTGTCCATATAAAATATTTTGATCAATTAGATCTGGAGTATTATTTGTTGCATCCATAACCACTCTAAATGCTGATAATCCTTGTTGTGATCTAACACTTTCTAAATATGGATTTGCTATTGCTAAAAATCTATTTCTAGTTTCAACTGTATTTTGTTCAAATACTAAAAATTTAGTAGCAGATGCAATAAATTTCTTAACTGTTATTAATAATCTTCTAACATTAACTCTATCTAATGCAGATGGTCTTGCTTGAAGAGTTTTTTGTCCCCATATACATATTCCGGTATTTGGGAAATTTGCTATAGGATTAACTCTATCTTCATATAATTCATCTCTATCTGCTTGAGTTAATTTTTCATATGTATTAATTACAGATGTTAACGTTCCTCTATTTAATCCAGCTGGTGCATACCATGGTGCTGCAACTGCATCATTAAATGCTAATGCTCCTGGTACAACTACTGATGGTGGAACAAATATTGGTTTATTTTTTCCTGCATCTACAATTCTTACCCATGGATGATAAGTAGCTGAATAATTTGAATCAATTGATGTAACTTGATTAGTTACGGTAGATATTGAATCTGATACTGCTCCTGCATCCATTATATAGAATGTATCTTGTCTATCTTCTGCTAATTGTCTAGCTTCTGCAGTTACATTGGAATGTAATCTATCAATAATACCAGGTGTTATTAACATGTTCATATCAAAGAAATCTGTATTGCTTAGTGCAGCAAAGGCTTTTCTATATGCTACAGTACCTGTTGATGTTGATGTGCTACAATCATATCCAAATGTATTTGTAGATTTTATATTAGCTCCTGATAATTTTGGTAAATTAGGTCTTGCTCCATCAAATCCTCCTTGGAATGGTACCATAAATTTTCTAGTTCCAATTGCAACATTACTATTAAATGTTCCGGCAGCTAATACCGTTTGCAATGATCCTGAATATGGAGCACTAATACTTGGGAAATTAGCATTGCTTGCTTGTGATACATCTCCTAAATAAAAATCTGCATTTGATCCTGTATTTGAACCTGATGTTGGTAATGGAGATAAATAATTTAAGTTATTTAAATTTGTATAATCAAAACCATAATAATTTTTTGAACTATATGTTCCTCCAACTACTTGTGAGGTTGCATATGATACTGGTCTTAAATTTAAATTACCAGCTGAGCCAGATACATCTGGAATTGGTGAATTTGGTGATCTAAATCCAAATGGTACTAAACTTGAATCAACTGCTTTTTCTTTTACATTTTCAGTAGCTTCAATTCTTATATAATTAGATAAGTTTGGATAATCGCCATTGTCAAATATTTTACCATTTGAATCAACGGTTCTAAATTGATCTCCAATTTTTCTAACTACATAATTAGGAGAGTCTGGATCTAAATTACAATTTGTGAATTGCTCTACTATTTCTGGAGCTCTATCTGTGTCATCAGAGTTATATGGAGAATTTGGTAAATTTTGATTATTTACTTTTCTAACTTCAACTGTAAATGTTCCATATCCATTTGGATCTGAAACTTCTGATGCTAATCTTATATCTCTAATACCAACTTTAACATCATAATTTTCAGCTTTACCATGTGCTAATGTATGAAATTTAAATAAGTTTACAGATGCTCCGCCGGTAATTTGTTGTGATGTTATAAAAGGAGTAGACCCAGCTTGGAAATCTTGTAAAAATTGATATTTTTCAATTACTGCTAAACTAGTTGTTATATTTTCAGGCTGATTAAATAATGAATATGCATTTTTATTTTCATATTTTACATATACAGGATAATCAACTGTTTTTGGATTGGTACCAAATATCTTTGTTATATAATTATTTGATGTTGAATCAATTGAAGCTGATATAAAATCTGTACCTTTTGAGTTTATTGGATCTAAAGACAAATATGCTGAATATCCAGGTATGGTACTATCAGTAGCAAATGATCCTGAAACTTTTACTGCAAATGATCCTGATGCAATATTATTTAATGTGGATGCTTCAAACACATTATCGTCACCAGTTGTTGATACAGTTTGTGATGGATGAAGAACATGAGTAACAGTAGAAATAGAACCTGATTCGGCTACAATAGCTAAAGCTCCATTTGTTAATTTATATCCATCTTCATATAATAATCTTGTTACAGTGATGACTCCTGCATTTTTTAAATATTCTTCAACCGTAAACGGTACATATGATTCATCGGTATATCCGCCAAAAATTTCTTGAAATTCAGAAAATGATCTTACTTGTGTAGGTATTTGAGCTGGACCTTTTATTGTTGATCCTACAATTGCTGCACCTATTTCACTAATTCCTCTCTGTAAAAAAGATTGATCTGTTTCTTGCGTAAATACACCTGGCGATACAATTCTTTCAGCCATTAGTTTTTCTCCTTATAATTATGTTTATTATAAATATGTTTCATTAACCGAAAAAATCATGAAACCGGGGTAAAAGTGCCGTCTTCAATGTTTATTTGACCATCACCATATTTTTCTTTTAAAGAATCCATTAGTTTACTTTCTTCTTCTCTCAATAAATCTAACTGTTCAAATATTCTTGTTTTTTCTGCTTCAATTTGTTTTAACTGTTGATTTACAACATATTCATCTGTTGATACTAATCCTATTGCTTGAGTGTTTTCTGAATATTTTCCACGTAATTCTACAATTGAATCAATATCTATTTTATCTAATTTTTTTGTGCTCATAGTTATAACTTTATTTTACTGTTTTTATTTATTATAATAAATTTATTTGTATTTTCCTAATTATCCTGTAAATACCATAAGATATTTAGATCCTGAAGATGCTCCTGCACCACTACCTGACAACCATAATGATCCTGTTACTAATGGTTCTGACGTTGGCAATCCGGTTAATATTGAATTACCATTAGCACTAATAATTCCACTAGCACTTATAGCACCAGATGCAGTTATGTTTGTAAATGTTTGAAGTGAGCTTGAAATTAATCCGCTTGGTAATTGTGCCGATCCTGACAATATTCCAGATGGTAATCCTACATATTCATTTGCTGTAATTGTACCACTTGAACTTATATCACCTGATGCTGTTAAATTAGTTACAGGAGCTGTGTTTACATTCAGCGAACCTGATATAGTTATGTCATAAGGTTCTGCACCAGTTAATGCATCAGTTATTTGAGTTATTTGTGCAGCAGTAATTCTACCACCGTTAGTTATTCCAGAATTTGATATTGTTGCCATGTTATTTTCTTCGGTTTATTATAAATATAACTTAAACTCCAAATCTACCTCGCAATGCGTTGTAGTTGTGTAGTATTTCTGTCGTAGATAAAACTCGATTATAAATTTGTACTGGACCAAGTTGACCGTTAACCATTCCAGCATTTGTATATCCTGATCTGGTAGCTTTGCCAATTAATGGTAAAGCAGATGTTGAAGATAAATTTCTTGTAACCGCTTGAGAAGATACTTGACTAGCATTTTTATATATTGTAAATATATGATTCGGAGATGTTTGTTCTCTAGTAAGTACTATGTTAAACCAATTACCTGTACTAAAAGTACTATTAGATGTACTAACATATTCAGCTCCCATATAAACAAAAGATTTTCCAAGATTTGTAATTAAAAAGGCCATTTGATTTCCATTTAATGCAGCTGCATTATCAAATAATCTTACATATTGACCGTGAGGTGAACCTGTTAATGATAAACTATCTAAATACCACCACATTGAAATTGTAAATGATGCATTACCAAATGATATTACATGAGTACTTAATTCTATATAATCATCAACACCATCTAAATCTATAACACCTTTATTTGTTGGTTGATATGTTCCTTGATATAAACTCCCAGATTCTGATAGATTAATAGTATTAAATAAATTAGGAACTGCAGTTATTGGTTGAGTACTTGCTCTATTACCTGGATCTAAATTATATATTAATCCATCCGAAATGATATCTGTTGTTATGCTACCTACTCTTCCACTCA